ATATTTTTCACGTTTTTAAGTAAGTTTAGTTTCATCTTTTTCCTCGTTGTTTAAGCGTATGCTTTCGTTACTTAGAATATTCTCTACTGATTGCATAGCTATTTCCAAAGGCATATCAGGCATACCTCTTAAATGCGCATCTAACATCTCTTCATAAACTTTTCTAAACTCTTCACGCTTAACCCACGCTAAGTCTTGTTTAGTGCGCAGTTTACAATCTATCCGATAAGCTCTGTCGAGATCTTCTTCAAGATACATAATCAATATATCATCCGTTAACAATCATCTGCTCCAAACGATCTGCCCTGTTTCCTACTTGTTTAGCCCATCTACTGTCGAGCATTTGCTTTCCAGCTTCTTCCCAATCTTCTGCTTCCATAGCAGCTAAGAATTTTTTAAAATTTAAAAGCTTTGTCAAGCCTAGATTAAATATCATATTAAGTATTACACGCTGTCTTACATCTGATAAGGTATCGTACCATTTAAAAACTCTTGTGGCTTCTTCTTCACAAATTGTTATATCGTTGGCAAGAAGATAGTCAGACTCATCCATAGTAATACCACGTTCTTCTATATTTCTACCCACACCCAAAGTTAAAAATCCTGCCGAGCATTTGTAAGGTCGTAGTTCTACACCTTCGTCACGTTTAAGTTCTTCAATTAGTTTTTCTTTATTCACACATGCTCCTATGTTTTAGTTTGTTTACTAAGCCACCTTTACGATAACCATAAGTAGGAAGTCCTTCTGCTACTATTTTTTCTCTCATCTCAGGTGTAATTGTAAGTATGTTAATATCTGAAACGTCAATGTTTTGACCGAAATCACCTTCTGCTATAAATTCTGGATAATCGTCAGCCATTCCAAATAAATCATCAGTATCTAACCTACCTTTCTCAAACTTACCACCATATTTTTTAGCTAGTTTTTTCATAGCTTTTGGTACTTGTATGTCATACACTTTTTTATACATTTCTGTAAATTCAGGAGACCATCTATTTATTAACACCTCTGAAGGCGATGCAGAAATAGAATCTTTACCTTCGTTAACAGCTTTGAGCAACCATTGTTTAACTCCTGTAAGTTCCCAATCTTTTTTAAATGGATAATTAGGTACACCTGCGTATGCTTCTTCTAATAAATTTCTTATTTTAGATAAATTCTTTTTACCTAGTATTTTAACAACGGTAAGTTCTGATGGCGTTAACTCCAGTCGTGAAGAATATAATCGTAGAGGTTTTGAAGCGTCATCAATAGCTATAATATCTTCTAGTTCAAAACTTTGTCTTCTATCCCACACATCTTCTCCCTGAAAGTTAATACTGTATGTGTCAATACTTTTATCTGAATATTTAGCAGGTGTAACTAAATCTAATTCTTCAAGATTGTTTTTTGATTTAATTTTATTTAATATTTCTTCTACTTCTTTTTCTATTTTTAGTATTTCTTTTTGTGGTTTCATCCAACCATACTTTAGTCCTGCTTTTATCAAATCAGATTGCATTTCATCTATATGTGAATTGTCTTCTCCAGTTCTACCTGCTATTTTTCTATCTCTTCCAAGAATATGCATAAATGAATTTTTATTCTTTGAAACTATATGTGGTCGGTCATGCAACGGAAGACCTTTTGCTTGTGCTATCTCTTTAGACCATTTTTCATTTGGACCTGCTCCTTCCCAATCTATTGAAAACTCTTCATAGTTTTTCCCTCCGGGAAGTTGTCTATCAATATGACTTTTAAATTCTTTAATTTTTCCATATGTTTTTATTGGGCTACTTCCTACTCGTTCATATTCTTCTTTAGAAACAATTCTAATTGGATAAGTGTCTGGAGACACATACGCAGAACTTCTAGCAGTCTCAAGATTTATTATTTGCTGAAAGCGTACTTTTGCTTCGTTTAAATCTTTAGGAAAAGCCATAGTGACAAATCTTCCTTTATGGAAAGCAGAATATCCGTCTTCTTTGTTACCATAGATAAATGAGTCACTAAAAACATTGTTTTGAAATGTAAATTTTTTATTATTTCCACTCGGAAACAGTTTAGAAACTTCTTCTTGGGTTATATCTTTTATAGGATCATTTCCATGTCCTTGTTCTCGCATCATAGCTATGGATTCTTCAAGTGGAATGAAGTCTTCCGAGCCTTCCATTTCAGATCGAAGAACTTTCAAATCTAGTGATGAAACAGGAGCATCTATAGGATCATTAAAAGCTACATGTCTCACCTTTCCTGTTTGTTCAAATCGAGGTTGTCCAATAACTTTAACTTCTTTTTCAGCAACTGAAGAAGCAGCTTCCTGTATAGGAACATCTGGATTTTTTTCTAAAAAATCTATAAGTTCTAACCTTTCAACTTCTCTAGGTTTAATTCCTTTTTGTCCTGCCTTTGAACTCTTTACCCATTCTATAGCACCCTTACCTTTTAAGTTAGGAGGAGCATTTTTAAATATTCCTTTTAGCGTAGGAGAAAAAAGTTTTGCAGCTCCTTTAGCTACTAAACTACCTACTGCAAATCTTCTTCTTCTTCTTTGCAAAGCAGCAACAACACTCGGTCTTGTTCCTTCACTATAAGATGTTCCAGTATAAGGATTTACTCTTTTTGTAGGATCGTCTGCTACGTTTAAAACAGGATTATCTTTATCAACTTGTGTAGTATAAGGATCTATCATATCATCTTGAAACAACATGTCAGAAACTAATCCACCTTCTTGATAGTTTCTCCTGTACGATCTTTTATAATCACGTTCATACCTAGATCTTCCAGCAGAAGGCTTTCCAAACATAGATTCTCTTAAAGACTTGTCAAGTTTTTTTGCTCCTTCTGTTATATTATCATAAGGAGTCAAGCCTGTTAAGTTTTCTAATAAGTTTTTAGAAGCATGTCCGGGAAGATTTCTAGAAATATTTTCAGCTATTCCTCTACGATATAATATTGATCCTAAAAAATCGTCTGTAATAGGACCTGTTGTAGTAGTTATTAAAGAATATAAAGGACTTTTAGTATATTCTAAAGAATTTTCAAACCTAACACCGTGTTCTAAAGGACCTAAAAAACCTACTCGCTGTGCTGCTTTTAATATAGTTTCTTGTGGATCTTTAAAATAATTTTTTCTAGTTTCTTCTGATCCTCTAACATAGTTTAATCCTAAAGCAGTTCCTGTCATTAAAACTGTAGCAGTTAAAATTTTAGGAGCATTAACTGCAGGATTAAGTATAACTTGTCTTGCATAATTTTTTAAAACTGTATTAGAGAAAGCAGTAGGATAACCTAAAAACTGAAACAATATGTCTACTTTAGGATTAGATTGAATAATAGGTTTAATAGCTTGTTCTCTAGAAGGGTTAAGTATAACTTCATTAACAAATCTTCCTGCTCCTCTTATTAAATTAACTTGATAAAACTTTTCAGTGTCTGTTAATTCTGAATAAGCTTTACGAGCATCGGCTTGTTTTGCTCCATCATCAACCCATTTAATTCCTTGTTCAATATCTATACCTAAATCAAAAAGTTCTTCTTTATATCTTCTAAGTTTTCCTGTTGCTTTATATATATCTGTACCTGCTTTAGAAGCTTTGTGAAGTGCTTTTAAGTTAGAACGTATTAAATCTTTTCCAATATTAAAACTTGCTAACTGAACCATTTGTGTCCATTGAGTTAGTAAGTTAGCTTTAAAAAATCCTCTTGCTGTTTTCTTTATCCACTTAGTTTGTATACCTTCGCCTGCAAGATTTTCAACACGATCAGCTAACGATTGTTCAAAAGCTAGAAAAACTTTATTCATTTCGTTGAACACTTCAGGTTGATTTAGGTTGTGTTTATCTTTTAAAATTCTAGGTATTTTTTTAGTAAATAGTTCTCCTGCTTCTCCTATAGATTTTATAAATTCTTGAGTATACCTATCAGGTTTACCTTTTGTTAAAGGAATAAAAGCTTCTGACATACTTGAAAGAGTAGCTAACGGAAGATGAGCCATTTGTTGAGAAAGTTTAAGAGTATCATAAATACCTTGACCTAACTCAGATTGATACTGATTTAAATCTCCTGTTAAAGTTTTAAAAAGATTTACAATATTATTTCTTTCTGTATTTGTTAATCCTCCTTTAACACCTTTTGCTATCAGTTCTTCATGTAAGGGATCAATCCATCTTTTTTCAAATTCTCCAAGTGCGCTTCTATTTCCTGTAAGTTTATCTAAACCAAATGCTTTTTTTGTTTCAATATTTCTAGCAGCTTTAGCAAAATATTTATGTGATACAGCATGTAAATCATTAATTAAAAACTCTTCAAAAACATTTTCATCTTTAATATTGAGAGTCCTAGCACTTGTTAATATGTGAGCAGTTTCTCCATAGAAAGGATTTTTTTTGTCTAATATACCTGTTATAACTTCGTCAACATTATCAGAAGAAACAGCTTTTTCTTTTAATAATAATTCTCTAAACTTTTCAGGATTTTCTTTTATTGCTTTCCTGTTCCAACTTATAGGAAAATAATTTTCAACTCTTCTTTTTGGAGATATAAGTTTATTTTTAACAGCATGGTTGAATATAGTATCATAAAACTTTTTAAGATTGTTAGCAACTACAATCTCAGCCATAGTAGCACCTTTTTTAGGTCCTCCTCTTAAAAGCTTAACTACACTTTGTTGTTGTGCATCAGTCATAATACCGTTTTGTTTGGTGTATAAAGGAGAAATAGCTTGTTCATACATTAACTTGTAATTACCAGTTCTCCAATTTATATTTTCACCAAAACTAAATTCAAGAGGTTTATAAGTACGATTAAAAAATCCTTTACCTGCATCATACCTAATAAGTTTGCGAAGTTTGTCAGCAATAGGAGAAATTTCTGCCATTGTGTTAAGTATAGCTGTAGGTTTACCTATTGTTCTTGCAATAATTTTATCTTTCCTAGTTCCTAGTCTATAAGCAGCCATGCTTCCAACTTGTTCTAAGTATTCATCATCAGCAAACTCACTAGCTTTTTTAGAATGAACTATAGCTAATTTTTGTGCGCCTGCACCGAGCAAGCCACCCATAAGAGTACCTAAAGCAGTACTTCCTACTAACTCAGGAGTAGAGAATAACTTTCTTATTCCTGTATTAACTTCAGTTTCTTGTCTAAAATAATTATCAAGACCTGTCCAACCTCCTGCTTCGGCAGCAGTAACTGCTATTGCTTTATTAGTTTGAGTTTTAGCAAGCTGTTTTAAACCTGTAGAAGCTCCTTTTGCTAACGCTGCTCTAGCTGCTAAAGTTGCTCCTCCAGTTACAGGAGAAGATATAACAGCAGTAAGTAAAGTAGGATCAGTAACTAAATCAATTCCTATATCTTTTGCAGCTCCTAAATATTGTTTTAAACTTCCTGTGTCTGCTCTGTCAAATCTTTGTCTTAGGTATCTATAGTCAGCTTTTTGTTGAGGAGTAAAAAGTTTACTTTCAGATGCTCTTTTAAAACCACTATATAAATTATAATCAGAGTCTCTTAAGTACTCAAAAATATCATCAGAATTTTCTCCTACCGAAGTAAGAAATCTTTCTGATCTTTTTTGAAACTCGTTGTCCTGTTCTAAAGTATCTAAAGTTTCTTTAAGTTTTAAATTACGATTTACAGGTTTTAAAAACGTTTTACGATATTCGTTTAAATTCATATTAAACTCTTATTTATTTTTATTTATAAGGTATGTACTTTGAATCTCAGCATATTTTAAGAAATCATAATTTAAAGTTTTCAAAGCTTCTAATTCAGTAGGATTGTCTGCAAACCATTTCATAATTTTAGGAAGCTCTTTTACGTTATTTATATTATACCTTCCACTAAATTTTTTCTTAGTTACATCAATTCCTTTTGAGTTCCAAAAGTCAACCACTTTTATAGCTCTTCCAAAAGTTATAGACATTAATGCTTTATATTTTTCTGGAGATAATACTTCTTCTAAACTTTCTCCTTCCGGTATTTCTGAAATTCCCGGCAATAATGTAAGCCATGTATTAGGAATAGATTCTCTATCTTTATAATATGTTCTAGTTCGTCTACCTTCTTCAGATATTCCACTTTCAACATTTACTCTTCCGCTAGTAAAGTCTACAATTTCTTGTCCAATAGTATTAAAATCAGGAGCTTTTTCAATGAAAGACATGCTTCCTGCAAATGTAGTATAAACATTTTCTAATTGTGATATAATTTGTTGCTCTTTAAATCCTTCATTATCACTTGATCTTATATCGTCAATAGCTTTTCTTTTACCTATATCAGTTAAAAATTCCATAGAAGCTCGTTCTTTTTCACTTGTTGTTGCAAAAGATTCAAGAGGTGCAATGTTTAATCCTTCTGCTTTTAAAGAGTTTCTTAATGCTGCTTCATCAGCATCTCCTGTTATTAATATATTTACAAACTCTTTTATTTCTTGTTGTAAAGCACTATCGTTTGTTGATCTATTTATTTCAGCTACATCAGCATACAACTCTTCTTTAATATTTTCATATTCTCTCTCACCTCCAAACTCTGCAGCTTTACGAAGTCTGTGTTTATATATATCAACCTTACTAGGAATATAGTTTCTACCCTCTGATTGTCTATTAAAATATATATCAGCAGCCATTTCAAACATATCAATCTCGTTTAATTCTGTTAAAGAAGTATCTTCTCTTTGCAATGTTTTTTGTGTTTGTAATATTTTTCTTAATAAATAGTTTTTAGCATCTCCATCTTCTCCCATTTCGGATAAAGCAATTTGATCATAACCTTTAGATATAGAAGAAGAAGAATTAATATAACCATTAAAAATTTGATTTCCGCTTGTCATTTCTGCTTCTGATACGGTTGTTTGACCTCTTGAATAAGCCTCTCCGTAGTTATTATTTAAATTTGTAGCAGCAAATTGTCGGTTATTATTATTTAAAACTTCTATAAGATTTTCAAATTCTACAACATGGTTTTTATTATCAACTTTACTTAAATATCTTTCTAAATTATTTTCAGAACTATCCCAAGCAGAAAGAATATTTTTTTCTTTTTCTTTAATTTTAGATCTAAAACTAATTAAAGTGTCATTTGATGAAGAATCATATTGATTTACAATTCTATTAATAAGATCTTCTTCTCTAATATTAGGTTGTTTAGAAATAACATTCTTTTTTATTTGATCAATAACTGATATATCAAACCTATCATATTTTTCAGGATTTATTTTTTCTAGTAAAGTAGTTACGTTATTTAATATAGTAGTCTCATTATATTTTCTTTGAGGATTATAAACAGCTTGAAAATTTTTAGTCTGTATAGGATCGTAGTTTAATTCTGAATTTTTATCTAGTTCTTTTATTTTATTTAAAATAGCATCTAGCTGTAAAGATGTATTATTATTGTCTCCTTTAGCTTTTCTCATAAGAACAGAAAGAGAATTTAAATTTTCAGGACTAAGATTTTTACTAATCGTAGCATTTATAATTCTATCAATTTCTGCAGTAGCTTCTTCTTCTGTAAGTTTCCCTATATCAGAAGCTCCAGTAAGTTTAGCATTATATCTTTGTCTTTCAAGATTAGACTGTTTATTAAGATAGCTGTCATATTCAGCAAAAGCTTTTGGATCGTCAAGACGATTAGGAGCTTGTGAAGAACGAGTTTGAGATAACCATCTTTTACTAGCTAAGTCTGTAAAATAACTGTCTAAGTCATCTCCCCATTGAGTTTTTAATGTTTTGTCTCTTGCAACTAGCCCTGTTTTTTCTCTAAAATTAGCAAGTAAAGAAGCTCTTATAGGAGCAGCTCTTTCTTGAAAATTTTCTGTTTCTTCAACTGCTTTTTTTGTCAAATTAAAATCTGCAAGTTTTTTTATTAAAGTAATTGCTCTAAGTGTGCCTGCTCCTTTAGAAGATCCTCTTTGTTTTCTCAATAAACTTTTTCCTAGATCAAAAGCACTACCTTTTCTTTTGTTCAAATAATCATCTAAAACACTCATGCTCTCATCTCCTGTCTTTCTAGTAAGCTAGTAGGTTCAACAGCTTCTTCTCCAGCTTCTTCAGGTCTAGCTTCAAGTAAACTTGGAGGAGGTTCTACTGTTTCTAAAAGTTCTTCAATTCTTGGATCTATTGTTTGTGCAACTTGCTCTCTATTAAAAGCACCGACAGCACGTTGTAAAGTTTTTATTTGGGTGTCAGGATCAACATCATTTTTATTATCTTCTGCTTCTCCTGAATAAAGTCTATAATTAAAAATACCTGCTTTCTCAACTAATCCTATTATTATATACATAACTGATTCCATCAATAACAACATTAAATCTGGATTCCATTTACCTTGTGTAAAACCGTGATAAAGTATTACAGAAGCAACATCAGCTACAGGAACTCCATCTGCAATAGACAGTACTAAATTTGTATAAGTTTTTTCTTCAATTAAAGATTTTAATATAAATAAGTTTGCTTCGTTTACAGTTGTAAACTCAGGAGGTTGTTCCCATTTATAAGGTTGTTCTGGTGAGTTTGTTAAAGATTGTCCTGCAACTGGTCTTCCTTTTGCATTTTCTGCTGCAAACATCTCTAAACCATCTGTGGGTATTGCCATTTAATTCTCCAATAAATTATTATGCGTAAACATTTGTGCCGATAGGCTGTTGAGCCATAATATTATTATATGTTTCCGGACCAAAACTTGCTCCGCTTATAAACTGATTTATAAAATCATTCGCATTAACTGTAGTAAAACCTGCTTGTTGAAATTGAGGTCTTAAATCTTGAACATAGTTAGCAGACGCAGCTACCGTTTCAGGAGTTTCTCCTATAGTTCCTCTTCTTAAATATTTATCATAATCTCTACGTTCTCGACCAGTCATTAAATCTTCTATTGTTTGAACTCCTGTGTCCATAGCAGATTTTTTAAGTCTATCTCCAAAACTAGGAGTAGATGTAGAAGTTCCTTCAAGGATTTCTTTTGTTGCTTTATTTAAAGATGCTTTATCAGATACTGTAGAAGTGTCAATTACTTCTGCAACAGGTTTAAAATCTTCAACTTTAACACCTGTTGGACCTTCAGGAGTTATAACAGGTTTCTTAACCCATTCCCATTCTCCTTTTCTACCCATTGAATCAACACTTTGTTCAAAATTATATTTGTAGCTAGAAGGAATATTGTTTAAATTGTTTTCTGAAAAAGCTGCATAGTCTTCCATTCTTACTTTATTTTGTAAAGTTGGATATGCGTCAGAAGAAAAATTATATCCTTTTTCAATTTCTGCAACTGTTCCAAAACCTCGTTCACTCATTTGCTCAACAAATAATTTACCTCTTCCTACATTTTCTCCAAACTCAGTAAGTTTTCCGTCAACAAAAAGATCAGTTTTACTAAGTTGTAATTGTTCTAATTCTTTATCACTTAAAGAGTTCCAGTATTCAGCAACGTCTTCTTTATCTGCTAAAGGTACATTACCTGCGTCTATACCTATCATTTGTCTTGCTCTATCAATAAACTTATCAAGTCCTTCCATAGCTTGACCAACTCCGGGAATTTTCTTTATTGTATTAGTTAATGCTCCAGTTACAGAATTATATACACCTTTAACTTTACTGCCTATGTTATAAACAGCTTGAAAAACTTTCCCAACTGCAGGTGAAAGCTGAGATATACCTTGTATTCCTTTACCTAATGTTCCCCAAAATCCTGTAAAAGCAGGAAAGATAATAGCTAGTCCTAAATGTCCAAGAGGACCGAGATCACCAAAAGCTTTAAAAACTTTTTTAAAACCTTTGCCAATAGCTTTACCAAGTTTTTTAATTCCTCTACCTATCTTACGACCTATCTTTCTTAACCATCCCATGTATATTACTCCTATGTATATTAACCAAATAAAGCTTGTAAATCTAAACCTTCAACTAAATCCTCTAAAGCATCACTATATGTTTCTGCAGCTTCTCCTTCGTTAGCTAAAGCTGTAGTAATAACAGATATTCTTCTGTTTTCTTCGTTCTCTATTTTTCTAAAATCAAAATCTGCTTGATCTCTAAGCTCTTGCCATAAGAACGAGAGTGATTGACTATTTAAATTAGCTGCGTTCATTGCGTTCTGCATAGCTACTTGATTAGCTGCTGCAGTATTAATAGTGTTTGCCTGTCTTCTCCAAGCTATATTAGACTGTTCTACAGCTTGTGCGTTTTGTGTGTTCCATTGTTCTCTATTAAAAGATAACTGTGCATTATATTTATCTAAATCTGTTTTTAAAGCAACTCTAGTTTTTTCAAAATCTGCTTCTGTTTGAAATCTTAAAGCGTTGTTTGCATTTTCTTGTTGAACATTAAACTGAGCCATAGCATTAGTTTGAGCTACATTAGACTGTTCAATTTGAGCAGCTAAACCAGTCATAAACTGTTGTGTTTGATTTTCACTTGTAGCATTAAACTGTCTTGCTGCGTTAGTAGCAGCTTGATTAGATAACATAGTTTGCTGCTTCATTTGATGTTTTAACACTATAGACTGCTGTTCATTATTAAGATTAGCCATGTCCATGCTTAGAAAAGCTTGTGCATTTTGTATCTGTGTTTTCTGATAAAAATCAGCTTCAGCTAAGTTAGCTTGAGACATTAATACAGCATTTTGAATAGCTGCTTGTTGTTCCATATTAGCTTCAGTTAAACCTACAGTTTGTAAAAATTTACTGTTAGAAAGAGCTGTTTGTTGGTCAGCATTAAACTGTGCTATATCCATTTGGAAAACATTAGAAGCATTTTGTAACGCTGTTTGTTGTCTTGCTTGTGCGTTAAATATCTCTTCTCTAGATTCTATATCTCTTGTTTGAGCTACACTAGCTTGTATAGCTTGTGCATTAGCTTGAGCAAGAGGAACTGCTGATTGTATTATAGCGTTAAATAAATTATCTCTACCAACAGTAGAAGCTTCAAGTCCTCTCTGAGCTAACATCTGTTCTACTGCTGCTACAGCAGGATTAGCCCATGTAGGTATTTCACCACTCTCCATTCCTTTAAGAAGGCTATCAAGTTGATTAGAAACAAAAGCTTCTTCTGGAAGGTCTCCTATGACTCCTCGTTCTTCTTGAGTTAAATCCATTAAACGATCTTCAAGAGTTTCTGGATCGTTGCCTAAGTCTGTAATAACTTGTTCAGATATACCTGCGTTACGAAGCTGTTTCTTAGCTCTTGTAACTCTTGATAAAGTTGTACCTGCTGCTTGAGCTGCTATAGCTGTAGCGTTAGGACTAAGCGTACCGACTACTCTCTCTGT